GCCGCCGTTTTGTCGTCTATTACTCCCTGTTCTCTTTGATATTGTAATTGTTCAATTGATAGTACATGACTAGAATATCCCACTCCACTAAAAGATGGATTCTTAAATCCAAAGGTCAACTCACCTGCCGTTGCTGTAGTACCAAAAACCATAAATGCATATACCAGCATTTTGAATAGTATTTTCATACTACTATTTATAAGAATTTGTGACATGAAAAAGGGGACCGATTAGGTCCCCTTCTGTTATTATATTATTTAGCTAAATGCGTATTAGTCCTTCTTCCAAAGTGACCATAAAATTGCAACCACAACTAGTCCGACTAGACCTTCGTTACCTAGAGTTGCCACTAAACTAGAGATGTTACTAATAACACCTAAAGATAGAAATGGTACATTTGAACCAAAGACTATTTCTAGTGCAACTGATAAACCGATTAGTTGTACGGCTATAGTTGTAACTTTACTTATAACATCCGTTATTTTTTCCCACATAAATTATCTCCTTTTTATGTTTAAAGATTTGATATCTCAATCTCTATCTCATAATATTGTAGTAATATTTAGACAAAGAAAGGGTTGAAACATTACATTTCAACCCTTTTATAGTAAAAACAGGTGGAGAGATTACTCGTCTTCCTCCGCTAACTTACTGAAATAACTCAAGGTTTCATCGCTATCATTATCCGTTTCAGTTGTAGGAATAGACGGTGAACTTACCGTTTCTGCTACATTTGGTACATTTGTCGCTGTTGCCGGTGGGACAGCAACATCTTCAGCAGTACCAGTATTTCTTACGCCAGTCAAAACTCTGTCAAGCTTCGCTTTTAATTCATCATATGATTTAAAGTTTTCTGGTGCAAGAAATGGTTTTAATGGAAATTGTTTATTCCATAATTCTTCAATGGCCTCGTCATTGTCAAAGACAGCAGACGGACCTTCAAATTCTGATTTGTCGTAATTCCAGTAACCATCAACCTTTCTGATTTTCAGTTTAAAGTTTGCACCTTCCCAAAAATCAAATGGATTGATTGGTGTTTCATCTTCAAATTCAGGTTTCATCGCCTCGGTAATCTTATCAAAGATTTTCTTACCGAATTTATATAATTTAACTTGACCTTCGTTCTCGGGATGTTTTGAATCACTAACAATAAGAATGTTTGCAATATAAGAAAGTTTTCTTTTTCTCTTTCTTGCAATTTCTTTGTCTGCCTCAACGCCAGAATTCCATAGTAAAGTGTTTGCTTCACTAATTGGACATTTCTTGTTGAGAGTTGTCAAACTGTTTTCAATTAACCAACCACCAGGTCCTTGAAATGCATGGGACCATAGTCTTGCCCATGGCAAATCTTCATCTTGAACTGCCGGTAGAAAACGAAAAACAGCATAACCATTACCAGTCTTATCAAGTTCTGGTTTCCAGAATCTGTCGTCTTGGTATGATTGTTGTTTTTGTGGTTCAGCTACTTTTGCAAGTTCGCTGACTAGAGTATCTAGATTTGATTTTGAGCGTTTTAACGCCGCTATACTTTGTGTCATTGTATTTCCTCGTATGATTGTATTTGTATTATTATTGTATCGTTGTGTGCTATATTCTTCGCACCTTTATATTTATAACAAAAATATGCATGGTTTTTCGTGCATATAAGGTATTATACTATAGTTTGTTGCTTTTGTCAAGCGTTTCCCAAGCATTTATCCGTTATTTCTAAGATTTCGGGTAAATAATGACCGAAAAGCCAAATAAGAGCAATAAATCCTATTATTTTTAATATCATTATATATCTTTCAGTTTATTTCTCAATGTTACTCTATATTTCGTAATATTAAATTTCAGAAAAGGTCTGTATCGCACCATTCTATCGTGCAATTTAGGCCATAGTACCGTTTCAGCAATATCTTTATTCAATCGTTTTGAAAATGACAATAAATCTTCTAATATCACAAATGTTTCAATACTTATCCTTTTAGACAAAACCATTTTCAATATTGGTGGGTGTTGTCCGTTCTGAACTGTAAATATATCATCAAAACTCATATCATTTGCAGACATTCTTTCTAACAAATAATTAATATCTTGTTCATAATAATAATGTAATGCCTCTATTCTTTTTGACCATTCTTTATAATTTTCGTCACCTGAGTGGCCAATGATGTCGCCAACCCATAAATTAGTATTAGTAACGAAATTACTAACGAAGTAATCAACAACATTAGTATCGTCATAAGATTGACTAAGCTTATGAAAAAAGTATCTATCCCTTCTCTTAGTAAAGGTTTCCAATCGTGCAGTTGTTCGTCCGCCGTGTTTATGAAAGTCATAAGATTGGTTTTTACTTGTGAAGTGGAGTTTAACTGCCAAATAGACTTTATATATTTCAAAACCATTCACTTATTTTTTTGGTGTTGATACCCCAGTCGTCCGCCTAGGAACTTCAACATAGTTTCGGGGTCTGATACTTCATAAGGGTCCTCATCAGTACTTAACTCATTTAAACCTGGTTCTTCAAAGAATTTAACTATCGTTTTATTTTCAACATAAGCAGAATATCTCCAACTTCTCAGACCAAATCCTTGAGCAGGTTTATTTACTAACATACCCAAACTTTTTGTAAATTCACCAGAACCATCAGGTATCAATTTAACCTTCTCAAGTCTAAGTGCTCTTGACCAAGCATTCATAACAAAAGCGTCATTGACTGATATACAATATACAGCATCAATGCCCAGGTCCTTAAACTCGTCATAAAGTCCCTCATAGGCTGGCAACTGTTGTGATGAACAAGTTGGTGTAAATGCACCTGGTAATCCAAATATAACGACTTTTTTATCCTTAAATAAACTATCTAGTGTTACATCTTTCCATTTGCCGTCAATAAATGCACAACCGCCTCCGTCAAGCATAGTAGCTTCATCACCTATTCTAAACTTGAATATAGTTTTATTATCATATAATAGCATTCTATCCATAATATTTCTCCTTTATTGAATTATCTCATCTAATTTTTGTAAAAACAAATCCACACCTTTTGCGGCGTTTTCTTCCCAATCTTTTGGATTACCAGCATCTGAAATGTATTTGAAACAGCGAAATGGTATCTTATATTTCTTGCATACAGACGCTAACGCATATGCTTCCATATCAACTATATCATAATCTTTATTTTCATCACTATACAACCAGAAACTATCTCCTGTGCCACAAGTAACGCCATCTAAAGTTGTGGTCAGAAATGATATATTTTTATACCCCCAAGGCGTTTCATATTTTTCAAAACCCAAAGGAGTTACATCCATATCTCTTTGAACATATTTGGTAACTTCATAAAGTTTGCCAACTTCGGCATTATCATTTACTGCGGCCGCTGTTCCATAATTAATTACTGAAACATTCAAAGCTTTCAACTGATTTGCGTGTTCTGTAATTGCTCGAGTAGCATTAACTTTACCAACACCCGTGTATAGAATGTCGCTATATTCATCTTCTGGAAACCCAACAAGTTCTGCTGGCATGGCTGAAAGTATTGCAATTTGTGGTGTCATACAGGAAGTTGTGCAACCTTCTCTTTTAATAAATTCAAACTTTGTGCCTCATAAGTCAGTTTTTCTTTTAATGCTTTGTTTACTAATTTTTTAGAATCACTTGGGTCAACTCCATTCTTCTCACAATACCAAAGAATGGCATCTATATAACTCATTTTTTTATTCTTAACTGTTTCTTCTATTAATAATGCAAACTTATTTGGTGTTATTATCATTTTCATGGTACTATTATACTATACTTTGAGGTTTTTGTCAAGGTCTGCGAAGGTAATATATTCTAAATTATCGCAATCTTTCAATTCTTCGACCTTGACAGCATTTACTTTGTAAAACTTCGTGTCTTTAAATGTGTCGAATGTGTTCTTATCTTCTTTACCATGTCCGGTAATGTACACTTCTTTAAAAAATCGTTTCATAATTTGTTAGTGGTGTGTTAGTAAATAAGTGCCAGTTTGGGTTAGAAGGTACTGGCAACCCCCTTAACTGCCCTTAGGCAGCTAAAGCATACTGGTTAGAGTTTGCGTTTGTGTTTAGTTTAAAGTCTTTGGACTATCCTCTCTTGTAATCTTTCAATCTCCATGTCGAAGTCCATTTCATCCCCACAAAAATATTTTAGGGATGACCAAAATACTTTTGGTGGAGATGCTGGGAATCGAACCCAGGTCCATAAAGTTTACTCCATTACCGTCATCAAGAATTCTTTTTAGTTCATCGCCAAGTCTGTATGAGTGTCTTGAGGAATAACTTTAATATCTTCATTTGGTACAATT